AAAATCACCTCCTTCATATTCGTCATTTAAACATAATGTAAAACTTAATTTTCTAATCATGCCATTATTATAAGGTTTGCTATGATTATCTATATGCCAATCATAGTAGTCGTCTTTTTGATATACTGTATATTGTAGGGGTTCAAATTCTTTTAATGAAAAATTATATAACTTGTTTGCTGAATGAATGAGATGATGTAATTCTGTTGAGAGTTTATAACCCTCATTCATCCATGATACTTTAGAACTTCTATTGGCATTATCGCCATCTTTTATTTTTGCGTCTGTACTGTTTAGTAATTCACCATCTCTTATAACTTGGTCACAGAAACTATGTGATATTGATATGTGAAAAGGATTATATTGCACCGCTAGTAAACTTCTTCCATTCAATAGCGTTCTTGATTAAAAATGTTCTATTGTTAATACTTCTTAAAACCTGTTCAAGATATTTAACTATCTGATTAAGATAGGCAACCTTTTGATCTGCCTTCTGTAAATCAGGATCAGAATCCATATAGATATGTACATCTGCCTTTAACACTTTTATGTCAAAAGGTCTTTGTTGATATACATGAGCGTCTGCCTTACCTGTATAGTATTCCCACTTATCTCTCGTCATAGTCTTATGATCGTATTCAGATTTCTTTAGTAGTAGAGAAAACTTGTTGAAGTGTTGTAAATATTTGTTATGTAATAAAGGTATCTTAATTGATTCGGCGTCTAGTTCCGTATCATCTAATTTAAAGTCTTTATTAACTGATTGTTGTAATTCTTCTAATGTCATGTATATATTATATCACCTTTTCTGCTAATTGTAAAGCGCTTTAGCCATTTCTTCTTGTGTTATATATTTTAGATTAGAACAATCTGACCATTCTTTTATTGGCATATCCGTTTTTGCTTCGGCACCTTTATTTACTTTATAGAATTGTGTGTTAGGAAATTTATCAAATGTGTGTTTATGTTGTAGGATCCAATTAAATGTTTCATCTGGATTGTTAGGTCTGGCTGCCAATGCGTCTTTCTCGGCATAACTATCTGTACCGGCATATATGTTATTGACTTTATCCGTATCAGAATATAGATCGTGTCCGACTATGTAAACTTCTTTGGCACTTAACTCACAGGCAAGATATACTGATCGACTGCCTGTAGCGTAGGCAAAATTATCTACATCCGGTTCAATGTTTTCTACGGGACCTTGTGTTTCTTTTATTTGTGTGACATATGCCACACCTAGATTCTTACCTTTAGTTTCTGTAAACACACCATCAGCGCCGTGATATACACAGTCCTGTAAAGACGCAGCGTTGACATCGGAGTCCTGTTTAGTTTTACATTTGCTTAAGCATTCTTCGGCAATCATCTTGGGTATCGGCGTCCAGTATCCTAGATATGTTTTCATATCTTTGAGATTTGCATTACGATATATCTCGTGTGACATTCTTGAATCTAGTGCCACTAATATATCAGGTGTGAAGTCACGATATATAGCATTACAACCTATAACAGTTGCATAGTCTTTCATCTTCTGTAAATCTAGGCCTTGTCTTGATTGCCCATTACCCAGGCAGACGGCCGTATCTATCCATGTTAAAGTCTTCATCAAAAATCATCCTGTATTGTCTTGTATTATGTAGAAGATATCTGTACAATGTCATAATTTAAATAATTAAAACTTGCTTGTACTGTCAAATAATCAACATCACTTGCCTTGATATCATAAGATAATGATCCTAAAGATGTAGGATAAACATTTTTAAATCTTATTTCAGTCTTGGCAATATTCTTACTATTTAAAACTGTCAATGTTGCGTCTGAATATATACCACCTTCATCAAGTGGTTTCTTAATAGATGTTCCTGTTGCAGCCGTACTTGACGTTGTGCCAGGAAATCTGTCGGCGCCTGTTCCTTGTAAGTCTGCGAATTCAGTATGATTTTTAGCAAATCCTAAACCACTTAACCAGTCATGTAATTCTTTATAGTTAGATAAATTTTCATCTACTAAGAATGACATATCTAAGGATTGATAAGTTAGCGTGTCGCCAGGTATAGGATAGTCATACAAAGGCGTCGGCACAGTTGCTGTACCTAAAGATATTCCAGGTATGTTTGCCGTCTGTATAGTAAACTCAACTAGCGGAAGTTTAGTCATTTTGAATCTAAACTGAATCGGACTTGCATAGTCAAGTTTAGTAGGTTCTCTATCGATTATATTTGTTGTTGTCATACTACTATTTATAATGGTTTTTAGAACAAAAAAAAGGGCGCCGAAGCGCCCTTTTTCGTAATCGGTGTCAACCAATATTACATGATGTTAGAAACTTTAACACGTCTGTAATACACGTTTTGGTCGCCAGCAGCAGGAGCAGTTAAGTCAATTGCACCAGCACCATTAGTTGTTGCGAAAGGATTAGCAACCATACCATATCTAGTTTTGAAACCGATTTTTGGTTGGAAACTATCTTGACCAACGGCTCTTACCATTTGTAATGGTACATAAGGACAATAGAAAATCCCAGAGTCGTAAGGTGAAGTACCTTTGTAACCTACTACATAAAATTGAGCAGCAGAAATGTTTGCACTATATGGATCGATGTAAACTTTAAATTTACCATTCAATACACCAGCGAAAGTATTTCCTGTGTCATCAACATTTAAGTTAGTAGCAAGAGCAGGAGCGTAATCTAATACACCACTCATTTGAAGTGCCGAAGCAACATCAGCTGAACAGATAATCATATTACCTTTTCCTCTTCTTGTTAGTTGACCAATCGCATTAGCATCTCTCTCTAATTGGAATAATAGTCCTTTGAATTTCTCAACTGACCATCTACCGTTTGAGTCTGTGTCAAGGTCAAAAATACCAGCAGTAGTAGTATTAACTTGAGCACCTGCTTTTGCAGTTGTGTAGATTGTTCTAACAACTTCTCTATTGATTTCCGCAAGGATTTCAGAAGATAGGATGTTAGCAAGTTCTGTTTCAGCGTCTAAACCGTGGATTGCTTTTAAGTCTTGAGCAAGTTCCATAGTGTATTCAGCTTTAAGAGCTCTTGATTTTGCAGTAACCGTAACTTTATCGATTGAGAAAGCCATTTCAGCAAACTCATCAGTACCATCACCAAGTGTTTCTGCTTGAGTAGTACTCATTCCAGAACCAGTAGTGTAATCACCAGCAGATGGACTATCGTTTAAAGTTGCAGGGTTAGTTCCTGCTTGTGCGTCTGGAGAACCAGAACCACCAGCAGCATCTCTAGCAGAAAAGTCTGAATCTGCTTCGTTAAATAACGCTTCTGTTCCTGTTTGCGATTGGAATCTTGACTTCATAGCGAAGATAAGACCAGTCGGTCCAGTCATTGGTTGAACACCACAGATATCGTAAGCAATAAGGTTAGGCATTGCTCTTCTAACTAATGATATTAAAACTGGATCCCAGTTATTAACATTACCTGTACCAGCAGCATTTATTGGTGCAGCTTCTGCCATAAAACTAGCGTCTTCTCTAACTGCTTTTTCTTGGTTTTCAAGAATAACAGTTGTCACAGCTCTTTTGTATGCGTCACCGATTTTTGGTAAATCAGGATGCTCCAATACTGGCTGCCATTTGTCTTGTAAGTTTTCAGTAAGATACATTTTTATCTCTCCTAAGTTTTAAATTATTAAAGCTTTACAGCTTTAAGGTTTTTAGTAATAGCGGCTGTATATGCAGCCATAGCATCGGATTTGCCACTAGTGAAATCACTAGGAGCGTTAGCCGCAACTGAATCAACTTCATCTTTCGAAGCAGTTTCTTCAATCTTTGTTTTAGGGAAGTAAGACTCTTTAATAGTTTCTAACTTTTCCTTAAACTTGTCAGCACCATCGTACTCAACATTCTCAGCCATTTTCTCGAATTTTTCTTTTTCTGTATCAGCTAAATCTGAAGCAACTTCGTCAATCGCTTTTGATTTTGCAGATGAAGAAACTTCTTTAGTTAGATCAACATTTTTTGCAATCTGTTCATTTAACTTGTCTTCAAGTTTTTTATTCTGATTAGTTAAGTCGTCTAGTACATTGTATTTTTCTTCTGGAACATCAATATAATGTTCTTTGAATAAGTCTTTAAGACCAGTAATAAAGTCCTCAGCAATTTCAGTTCTAATTCCTCTTTCAACTGCTAATTCATTTTCTTTCATCCATTCTTCAACAACATAGTTTAGGTATGAGTCAACTTTTTCGACCATAGCTTCTTTTACTGTTTCAGTTTCTACTGAAAGTTTTTCTTCGTACTGTGCCTCAAGGATTTTAGTATGTTCTTGGATTCTTGTCTTAACAGCAGCTTCAAAAATTGTTGCAGCTTTATCTTTGAATTCTTCAGATAAATCAGCGTCACTTGAAACTAATGCCTTAACGTCAGCAGATAAGTCTATTTCAATTTCTTTAGATTCTTCTTCAGCAACAACTTCTTTGTCTTCTGTCGCTTCAACTTCTTCTTCCTTCATAGCAGAAGGTTTTTGATCGTTTTCTAAAGAACCATCTTTAGCACTTTTCTTAGCTGGATCCGAAGTATTTTGTTTCGCCTTTGAAGCAGCGTCTGGATTTTTATCAGTTGGACTTACA